CCCAGGCACAGACATAGGAGATGAGATTAAGAGAATACGCACAGCACAATGGGATAGATTCTCAGTACGATTTTCAGATTACACCAGAGATATACTATCAGCTAACTCAGAAGAGATAGCAGACAAAGGTGTGATATGCCCAGAGCAGACAGGCAAGGCTAAGAGCTGTGCCGATTGTGGTCTGTGTTGGTCAATGAAGAAGCAACCAGTTATATTTAAGACGCATTGACATAGTGATATGATAGTGCTATTATAAGATATTCTTTAGAGCGGGAATGGCGATACTAGTCAGCCTATAAACCTAAAGATAGAGATGACCAGTAAATGCCTTCTTAGACTTTTTAAGGTACATCTGTGGTAAGACACAGCAGGTCTCGTGGCTTTGGCATACCCACATCTCGGCTATTAACGACAACAAAGGAGGTCACATGACTGAATCAATAAAACGCCTAGACTTTGAGGGCGAAATAAGAAAGCGAGTAGGCTCAAAGTTTTTCTCTGCTTGCTTTATAAAGAAAGATGATAGCACTAGAGTTGCTAACTGTAAGTTCAATGTAACTAAACATCTAAAGGGTGGTGTCAGAACTACTGACCCTAAAGACTACATGATTGTATGGGACACAGTCAATAATAAATACATCAATGTATCTCTATCTAGATTACAATGGATTAAGTTCAATGGTAATATGTATACTGTACAGGTGACACCCAAAGGTAGAAAGCTAAAGCTAGCTATTGTTAGTACTTTAATATAACAACTTGACACAGAGCCAAAAAAGTGTTAATATACTATATTGATTACGAGCATAGTAAAACACTAAGCATGCTACAGAGGTAGTGTTCGTATTCAAGGGGTAGGTGTGGTCGTTGCCTACCCCACTTTATGGGGGTGCAGGTCAGAGTACTCACAAGCCGTTTAAACATTGCGGCCTACGGACACCCCCACCCACTTTAATCACTTGACATAAGCTAACAATCATGGTATAAGCAAAGCATGAATTACAGAGAACAAGCAGAAGTAATAAGAAACATACCAATACATACAGGGCAGTCCATAAGAATGGATTGCCCTTTTTGCTTTCATAACAATACTTTACAGCTGACCAAAGAAAGTGGGCAGATGAAATGGTATTGCTTTAGTGCTTCTTGTACTGCTAAAGGAGTTCTTGACACAGACAAAACAATGGAGGATATCACGCACATGATAAAGAAAAAATCAGAGGATAAGATAGATTGGAAAGTGCCACAGCATTTTACAGTTGGTCATTCTACTCACCAAGTATCTAGATATTTAGGAAGAAACAATTGCACTGATGCATATAATCAAGGCAGGGCAGACATAAGATATGACCCACAAAATCATAGGGCTGTATTTATGATTAAGGATAACACAGACAAAATAATTGGTGGTGTTGGCAGAGCATTACGATCTGATATACTTCCTAAGTGGTATGTGTATGGTAGAAAAGATTATCCGTTTATATGTGGTGAGGGGGACACTGCTGTAGTAGTTGAAGATTGTGCGTCTGCTTGTGCAGTGTCCCAAGATTTTGTAGGAGTTGCACTCATGGGTACAAGTCTTTCAGATTCTTTTATACCAGTCATACAAAAAAATTATAAGAAAGTTATTGTTGCATTAGACAGAGATGCAACAACTAAATCATTTGATATAGCAAAAGAATTGTCTAGTACAAACATAGAAACAAAAGTAGTTATGTTGGAAGATGATTTAAAATATTTTAGACCTGCACACATAAAGGAGATACTATGCAAGAACGACAACTAATAAAATTATTATTAAAGAAAAAGTTTTACGATAATAATAAAAGCAAAGTTTCTAAGACTACATTTACTAATGGTCTTGGAAATGTTTTTACTACAATACAGAAAGCACACGAAGAGTATCAGCAAGACCTATCAATAGATGAGTTGATAGATTTACATTTAGAAAAATATAATCCTGCATTGACCAGAGCTGCAAGAGTAAACTTTGAATCTATGGTAGATGAGATAAGAAAAGAACAAGAGCCAAGTGAAGATGTTGCCGCAGATATTTTAACTGCTGTACATAAAAGAAATCTTGCACACAAAGTTGCTGTTGTTGCTACTGATATATTTAATGGGCATGACAGATCATTTAATGATATCAAAGACTTACTTGAAGGCACACAGACAGAGACACAAGAAGAAGAAGCAGTAACAGATGACATAGGAGAACTGATGGACAGTTTAGATATACAAACTAAGTTTGAATTTAACTTACCAAGTCTACATGAACAAGTTCCAGGTATAGGTGCAGGTAACTTAGTTATATTATTTGCTAGACCAGAGTCTGGTAAGACTGCATTCTGGGTTAATCTAGTAGGTGGCATACAAGGTTTTGCATCACAAGGAGCAAAGGTACACGCACTAATCAATGAGGAACCTGCAGTAAGAACACAGATGAGAGTGATTAATGCACACACAGGCATGACTAAAGATGAGATTGTAGACAACATGGATGTTGCAAAAGATAAATGGAAGGATATAAAAGATAATGTTAAACTTATGGATACTGTTGATTGGACTATTGATGATGTCAATAATCATTGTGAGCAACATAAGCCCGACATACTTATCATTGATCAGTTAGATAAAGTAAATGTTGTTGGTAATTTTTCACGAACAGATGAGAAGCTACGGGCTGTATACACAGGAGCAAGAGAGATAGCAAAGCGACATGACTGTTGTGTGATAGCTATATCACAAGCATCAGCAGACGCACATGGTAAGACAAGTATATCGTTTGACATGATGGAAAACTCTAAGACAGGTAAAGCTGCAGAGGCAGACTTGATCATAGGTATAGGTAAACATGGTAGTTTAGATTCACTTGACACTACAAGAGTATTGTGTATAAGTAAGAATAAGATATCAGGTTATCATGGAGAGATAACTTGTAATATCGAGCCACAACTATCAAGGTATAGAGTATGATTACAGTATTAGATGTAGAGACTAGCTTTCAGATTGTAGAAGGTAAAGTAGACCCCCTACCTTTTAATCCACATAATTTTTTAGTTAGTATAGGAGTCAATGATGATTACTATTTTTTTAATCACAATGACAAAGAGTTTGACACACAGACAAATCATAAAGCAGTCCAAGATATACTAAATAAAACTAAACTATTAGTAGGGCACAACATAAAGTTTGATTTAGTATGGCTACTAGAGTCTGGCTTTAAATATGATGGCAGGCTATACGACACAATGATTGGTGAGTATGTACTGCTTAGAGGATTGCGTAAACCATTGTCCCTAAAGGAGATATGTAAACGCAGAAGCATATCACAAAAATCTGACGCAGTAGATCAGTATATGAAAGATAAGATATCATTTGAAAACATACCAATAGATATCATTGATGAGTATGGCAGACAGGACGTAGTATCTACTAGGGCTTTGTTTGATTCACAGATGGTTGACTTTAAAAAATCAGATAACAAAGGACTACTTAAATCTGTTAAGATGATGAATGAGTTTCTGCCTGTACTTGGAGAGATGGAAAGGAATGGTATTAACATAGATATACCAGGACTTGATGAAGTTGAAACATTATTTAAAGAAGAGTTTGGCACTATCGCACAACGCATTAAGCATATAATATGGGAGCAGATGGGAGACACACCACTAAATCCTGCAAGTGGTGAGCAACTATCCTGGCTTATATATTCAAGAAAAGTTATAGATAAAAAGAAATGGTCAGAAACTTTTAACATAGGAATAGATAAGAGTACTAAAAGAAAGAAAAAAAGACCTATCTTTTCTAGGTCTAAGTTTAAAGATACTATAGACACACAGACAAAAGTTATTAGAAAAACTATTGCCACACACTGTGATGTCTGTGATGGTGATGGGGTAATGCAAAGAGTAAAAGTTAATGGCGACCCTTATAAGAACATGTCCAAGTGCCATGCCTGTGGTGGCCACGGTGTAATATACTCTGACACAAATAAGATTGCAGGCTTTCAGCAAAAACCTGTGGGTGTATCTGAGGTTGCAGATGGGGGCTTCAAGACAGACAGAGACACACTTAAAAAAATATCTATGAGATCAGACGGAGAGATAAAAGAATTTGTTGATTTAATTATAAGATACAATGCCATAGACACATACTTAAATACATTTGTAAATGGCATCAGAGATCATGTAAACGAAGATAGCATACTACATCCTAAGTTTATGCAGTGTGTTACAGCAACAGCAAGACTATCTAGTCGTGACCCTAACTTTCAAAATCAACCAAGAGGTAATACATTTCCTATTCGTAAAGTAATTACTTCTAGATTTAATGGTGGTCAGATTATGGAGATAGATTTTTCACAGCTTGAGTTTAGAACTGCTGTATTTTTAGCACAAGATAAACAAGGCATGAAAGATATAGAAGATGGTGTAGATGTCCACCAGTTTACTGCTGATACTATAGGAGTATCAAGGCAAGACGCAAAGGCACATACTTTTAAACCCTTATATGGAGGCATGTCTGGTACAGAAGATGAGAAAAGATACTATAAAGCATTCTTAGATAAGTACAAAGACATAGCAAAATGGCATGAAGACTTACAAAGCACAGCAATACAGTACAAAAAAATTAAAACACCATCAGGCAGAGAGTATGCTTTTCCGTATGCTCAACGAATGGCATGGGGTGGATCTAGTTATTCGACACAAATTAAAAATTATCCTGTGCAGGGTTTCGCTACAGCTGACATTGTTCCTATAGCTTGTATAAATGTATACAGATTAATCAAAAAGAATAAGATGAAAAGTTTGATGATTAACACAGTACATGATTCAGTTGTTGTGGACGTACACCCAGACGAAGTTAAAGATATGATAGAGATTTTACACAGAGGAACAGACAATGTGCTTCAATCTTTGCATGATTATTACAATATAGAGTTCAATGTGCCTTTAGAAACAGAGATAAAAAGTGGCTCTAATTGGCTAAATATGGAAGTAGTACACAGAGAAATACAAAAAGTAATTTTTTAACTTGACTTTTAGTGCA